TTCTGTGTCATTTTTTTTTTTTTAATTTTATTTAATTATTGCTTTAACTCCAATTAATACTGCAACTAATATCCCTAATTTAATTAATGTTTTTGGTTCTTTTATTTTTTGATAAGCAAATATACCAATATCTTTTGTGCTTATTTTATCAGTTAAAGGATTAACATATTCAGAAACTGAAATAAAATTTTCTTTACTGGTATAGTAATTATCTCCTTTTATTAAACCTTTATCAAGTGTACTTGGTTCAACTTTATTTATTAAAACTATATCGTTCTTTTTTAAAATTCCAACAACTTCAGCACCAACACCTCCATAAATATTTTTTTTATATGGATTGTATCTTGTTAGTACAGTATCTTGTTTTAATTTATAAAATTTCATTATCTTGATTTTTATAAAAACATAAATTATGCTAACTGAACATAACCATCTGTTAATTTTCCACTATCATATTTAGCTCGTAATTGAGCTAATGTATTTCCAAAATTCATTTCAAAATGTGGCTTGTCTTTAAAAGAAATCCAATCTCCACCCCAAGTAAATCCAACTGATTTTCCTATGACTGCTATTTTATTCCAATCTGTATTCCAATCAGCTTTCCCATTTACGATAGGCACTACATCTATTGCAGTTCCAAAATTATGCGAACTTTGTCCTCCTTTAGCATTTGTAACTATGCTTCCAGCTTTAGTTCTTCCTTGTGCATATAACTCATTTTGTTCGGCATAATTTCTATAAGCAGATGAAACTCTTAATTTTATATTTTGCTTTTCAGCTTTGTTTATAAATTCTCTTGCCTTATCTCTTACTTTTGGATGAAGGGTATTAATCCTTGTTTCTGAAAGTACATCCCATACTTTTCCTTGTGTATATTCCATAATTGATTTTCTTTTAATAAAAATTAAAATAACTCCACCTATTAATAACAGCCATTTATATTTTTTTTGCATAACCTTATACTTTTTTCACTCTTTTGCCCATTCCTACTTTTAACTTTTCATTCTGTTTAGCTTTCAATTTTGATTTGCTAATTTCCTGAACTGTTTTAGGCGTTTTAGATGAAACTTTTTTTGTTGGTCTGCAATATTCTTTTTTTCCACCAGCTCCACAAGGTTTTCCAGTTAAAGTGTCAACCCATTTTTCAGAATCCCACCTTTTTAAATTTAATCCTTTTTTTGACTTATTAACTACGCCAGATTTTTTTCTACATTTTGCAATAGATTGTGATGCTCTTGCCGAAGGAAAAACATCATAAGTAGCTTTTGCTTGTTTGTAGCATTTATCTTTTGTAGTTGTCATAAGTTATTTTAAAAATTATTTTATAGTATAATATTGTGCTGATAAATCAAATTTTTTACCAATTTCGTCATCATTTATTAATTTTTTATGACCAATTGATTGTGCTATTTTATATCTACCCCAAATATAAACCAATGCTAAACCAGTAGCAATTCCTATATATAAATTTTTTTTATTTTTCATTTAAGACCATTTTGGGGCAACTGCCATTAATAATAAACTAATTGCTAAAGGAGAAGCTATAATCAAAGTACTCTTATTTGTACTATATCCTTTTTTATCTACATATAAAGACAATAAAACTGGCACAGAAAAAGCTAAAACACTTATCTTTGTAGCATCTTTAAGACTTGATTTATATTGTTTTTCAAAAACTATTTTTTGATTTGCAATATGATTTTTTCTTACAATTGCTATTTCACTTGGTGTATATAAGTAATTTTCTAAATTAGTCAATTTACTTACATCTTTTGTGTTTTTAATTGTTGGTGGCACAAAGCCAAATGCAACTGGTGTTTGAGTTACATTTGATTGTGTTGGATTCATTGCTACTTTCATAATCTTACTTTTTAAATTTTTTGTATGCGAAATATCCAGCTACTAAAACTACTGCAATAATCAAATGGTTTTTGTGCTTTTCTAAAAATGTTTCGTTATCTGTTACTGTAGATAAATTTGGTTTAGCTTCATTTACACCTTGTTGGTTTTTTGAAACACCACCGTTATTTTTACAAGGCATATCTACTCTACCTCCTTCTGGATTACTTCCAACACTTTGAGTGCTACCATCATTACATTTTACATTTCTAAATGTTTCTGCTCTACCACCGTTATTTGCACAAACTTTTGAATTGTCATATTTTGCATTTGGAGAACTTAAACTAAAATCAGTAGTACCATCTTTGCAAAGCACTGGTGTGCTTGATACATTTGCAAAATATGATTTTGCCCAACCTTCCCAGTCTGTTGGTTTGACTGATGAAGTCCATTGAATGTTTTGAGTTATTTCTGCCATAACTACATTTTTTTATATTTATTACCTAAAGCAGTTTTTAAATTCGCATCGTGTTCATCTACTTTTGCTAACAAATCATCAAATTCTTCTGGCGAAACTTGTTCGTCAATAGTTTTGATTGCTTTTCTGTAATAAACAATTCCGTAAATAGATACTGTAATTAGCAATAAGCTAATAATAATATCTTTAGTATTCATTTTTGGCTTTGCAACTGAATCCATTGCTCCTCCACCTTCCATTTGAGGTGCTGGTGCTGGAGCTGGTGCTACTGCTGGTGCTGGTGCTGGTGCTACCTCTGGGGTTGCTACTGCTGGTGCTTCCATTATTTTAATTTTTTAATTGATACTGCTACTAATAATAACCCTACTAATAATCCAAATCCAGCATAAGCGACTTTATGCTTTTGTAAATGTTCTTTTATGTTACTTGGTTTTTTTGCTATGTTTGTGTTTGTTGGTTTGTCTTTTGGTCTTGTTATAACCACTTCTTCAAGTGCTGTTATATCTTCTTCTAAAGTAATAGTTCTTCCTTGTAATTCACTTGCTCTATAGTATTGAGGTCTAAAACCTNNATAACTAATTTTAAATTGAGAATCTGGACTTATTATGTCGCTACTTAAAGTAAAATCTCCATTTTCATTTGCTACAGCTCCAAATTTATTAATTTGACTACCAGTTACTATTGTAATGTTAGCCAAATGTAATGGTTGCTTGGTATTGTCTAATACTTTTCCTCTTATTTCCATTATTTTTGTGTTGCGTTTATCCTTTTTATTGTATAATAATTTACTATTGCACCCAAAGTAAAAGACACAATACCTACTACAACAAAAATAGTTGATAGGTGCTTGTGTACTTGAGAATTAACTTCTTGTTTTACTTCTTGTTTTTCAGTACTATTTAGTTCTTGCATATTTATAATATAATGTTACTCCAGCTCCAATTAATAATATACCAATTATAATTTGTGGCTTGTATGATTTAACAGCTAACGAAACGCTTCCGTTATTTAACCATTCTTTTGGTAATTTTTCCAACATAACCTTTTTAACTTCCCAAACTTGTACCTTACCATCTTTATTTACATCAAATGCTGGATTTTGTCGAGCAATTAATGAAGCTGATATGTTTTTTGTTTCCAATACAAAATTATCTGGTTTGCCTATTGCTAATGGAAAAAATGTTACAAAATACGCATCAACATAATTTTTTATTTTTCCTTTATATGGTAAATAATATTTGTAAACATAGTCCAACTGCTTAACAGCACTCATTTTCTTTAATTCTGTAGTAGATGTTCCAAGTCCATTTGCTGTAGATGGGATAAACTGAATTAGTCCAGTAGCTCCACTGGTTTTATTTTGAACGCTGGGAGAAAATGTACCAGCACTTTCCCAAAACATAATTGCCATTAACCAATTAGGGTCAATGCTTAAATCACTGGATATGCTTTGTACCTTTTTTAGAAATTCATCTTTATAAGATGAAGGCACTTTATCTTGATAATTTAATTTCATATTTACCATAAAATTTTATCTGCATAATAACCAGCACTACCAACAATGTGTCGGTCTTTTTCGTGTCGGTCTTTATACAGCTTTCTTCTTTTGTTAGCATACCCCTTTTCGTAATAACCCTTTTTTTCTTTTGCTAAATAAGTTGGGTAATCATTCATACCCCTTGCACCTATTGAAGCAACCTTTTTACCATTTTTATAAACATCAATTTTTTTAAGAGAGTTCGAGGATGGTTTAATAACCACCCCCAAGTCCTTTGCCTTTCTAAAGCTATATGGTAAAATATTATAAGCCATTTGGTTAAATATTATACTACATTATCAAACACAAATGTTCGTTGTTCATCATCATACCTAATGCTCTTTAATTCTTCTTCAGTAAAATTTCTTCTAAAAAAACCTACTATGCTTAAACCAGCAGATGGTTTACCTACCGTAAGAAATCTTTTTAATGTTTTTACCTTATCCCCTTCGCCTGATTTGTTAGAGTTAGTATTTCCCTCAATAGTTTCACAATGATTTGTTTGCTCGTCTAAAATTTTTACAATTATTCCAGTATGTCCTCCTCCTGACCTTTGACCACAAAAAACATCGCCTACTTGTAATTTGCCTTTTGTAAAAGCAAGATACCTTTTATCCCCTTTTTTATTTAAGTTTTGTACATTGGTTAAATTTTGCAATGCACCTCCACCTATATTTTTTGATAACCATTCTCTATCAAAAGAAAATAATCCCATCAAAACTACTTTAACATAAAAGGCACACCACGCATTACTTGATTTCCAACCAACGCTTTTCATCATTTGCTCAAAAGCACCATCTACAAATCCAACATTTTCTTTTCCTTTTACTTTTTTTTCTAATTGA